AAGTACGCTGGATTACAACGCTACTCAGTAGAATTACTAGAACGTTCATCTGATAATCCTGCATTCTTCCAAGCAATGCTTGACAACATGACACGTGCCTATAACAAGGCAACAGATGCAGCAGTAATTGCTGAAATTACATCTGGTGGAACTCTTGCAACATCACAAGCTACTACCTACCTAGGTATCCAAGCATTTATTGCACAAGCTGGCCCAGCTGCATACGCAGCAACAGGTGATCTAGCAACTGCATATATTGCTGGTACTTCACAGTGGTCACTATTGATCGGTGCTAAGGATTCAACAGACCGACCAATCTTTACTTCACAAAATCCAATGAATGCTGGCGGTACATCATCACCAACATCACTACGTGGAAACGTACTTGGATTAGATCTATATGTTGATGCTAACATGGTATCTACAACTATTGATGATTCAGCATTTATTATCGTGCCATCAGCAATTGCAATCTATGAGAGCCCAGTACTACGACTTTCAACAAACGTACCAACATCAGGCGAAATTGAATTGATGCTGTACGGATACTTGGCAACAAAGACACTTGTGTCTGGTGGCCTACAACGCTACAACATGACAGCGTAATAAGAGCAACACATTAAGAATCCTTAGGGTTTAGTAGCCCTAGCCCTAAGGAGCTATTGCAAAGGAGTAGAGATGGCCGCTAGTTACGTAACCGTAGCTCAACTAAGAGCAAATCTTGGTATAGGTTCGCTCTACTCCGATGCCGATTTAGAATCTATTTGTCAAACATCAGAAGATCTTCTTAACTCATATCTTTGGTTTAATAACGCACCAGTAGTCGGTGCAAGCATAAGTAATAACGTTGCCAGTGTTGTTCTTGCTAGTCCTGGCATATTTGTAACTGGTCAAAGCATAACGATCAGCGCATCAGGTGCTGGTGTTTATAATGGCACACATACTCTCACAGGCGCATATCCTGGCTCTACAGTACCGGCATCATTAGGTACAGCATTCTGGAGCACGTACGCATTTAGTAATTACCCAAGTGGTTATTCAATTATTCAATTTGCTAAAGTAAATGCCGATGATCCATTCCATCGTATCTTGCCATACGGTCTAGCTACTGGACCTGGCTACAAGACAGCTGCATATAATTTAGTACCAGCTGTAAATCAGGCAGCCATGATTATTGCCGTAGATATTTTCCAGGCACGTCAGACTTCACAAAATGGAGCGAACGGAATGGATGGCATGAGTCCTAATCGTTACGCCCTCGGTTACCAGCTCATAAATCGAGTAAGAGGGCTCATAGCACCTTATTCAAGTCCTAACACAATGGTTGGCTAATGCCAGCAGCAATTACAACCTTACGAGGCACACTAGCAACAGATCTAGCCAATGCCGGTGTTTGGAGCACATTCAGCTACCCCGCTCCAACATTATTAGCCAACAGCGTATCTATTTTACCTGGTGAGCCTTACATCGTACCGTCTAATAATGACTACACATCTATTGCGCCATTAGCCAATTTTAAGATTTTAATAGCAGCACCTGCCCTAGATAACCAAGGCAACCTTGCCGGCATAGAAAATTTTATTGTCGCTGTTGTGACTAAACTAAATGCATCATCTTTGGTGCTTAATATATCAAGTGTCTCTGCTCCAGCTATCACTAGTGTGGCAAGTGGAGATTTATTAACTGCAGAAATAACTGTATCAATACTAACGAGCTGGAGCTAACATGAGTCTAACACCAGAAGATTTAGCCTTCTTAAAAAAGATAGGCCAGATCAAAGAAACACCAACCACTGCACCAACTAAAGAGAAAGATAAGGAGTAATAATGGCCATATTTCTAAATAATACGGCGGTAGTAACGTTTAACAGCGTAGACCTATCAGCATATGTAACAGCTGTAACTATTAACCAATCATTTGATGAGTTAGAAGTAACCGCTATGGGCGATACTGCACACAAATTTGCTAAGGGACTAGAGGCGTCAACAATTACTCTAGACTTCCTTAACGATAATGCAGCAACAACTGTAATTCCAACACTACGTGCTGCTTACGGTACAACTGTACCTCTAATAGTTAAGCAATCAAGTGCTGCAACATCCGCAGCAAACCCTTCATATAGCACTACTGTATTAGTTAATAACCTACAAAACATTAACGGTGCTGTAGGCGATATTTCATCACAGAGCATCACATTCACCTGCAACAGCGTAATAACTGTAGCGGTAGCATAAGGAGCAATAATGGCAAAGCTAAAGATAACAAGGGCTAATGGTGAAGTATCTGAGCATAAGATAACACCAGGTGTCGAGTACGCTTTCGAGTTAAAGTATGGCGCAGGAATTAGCAAAGTCCTACGTGACCACGAACGGCAGACCGAGATTTATTACTTGGCGCACGAGTGCTTACGTAGGGCTAACGTTACTGTACCTGTGTTTGGTGTCGAGTTTATTGACAGTCTAGAAACTGTCGAGGTATTAGACGAAGAAAAAAAATAGTACAGCGTGATTCTACGCTCTACGCGATAGCTAGTTTGTCCGTAGAGCTAGGGATCGCGCCTAGTGAGTTTATTAACATGGACTCCGAGATGTTAAAGGCTATTGTGCAAGTCTTACAAGACAGAGCTAAGGAGATCAAAAATGCCAGTAAACGTAACAGGCATTAAAGAGATGAAAAAAGCCTTAGGCGAAGTAGACAAAGATTTATTAAAAGATGTACAAGCACAAATAAGAGCAGCTATGTTGCCTATTAGAGATAAAGCCAGAGGTTACGCTCCAGCGGATTCAGAAGTATTATCAGGCTGGACTAAAAATGCCGGGCTAGTCGGCCCAATGAAGTACCGCACCTTTCCTAAATATAACCGTGCTCAGGTAGTAGAGGGAATTAAATACAGTGCAGGTAGAAATAAACGTAATAGAGCTGGCTGGGCTGCTGCTAACTACATATCTAATAACAGCGCACCAGGTAAAATCTATGAAATTGCAGGTCGTAAGTCAGGCCCAGGTGGTGCACCTTGGATAGGCAGAGATGTAAGTGAAACTGATCGAACTATATCTCACTCCAATAATCCTAATGCAGGCAGACAATTTATAGCAGCAATGCCAGAATTAGTTAATGCTAGGCCACAAGGTATGTCTGGCAATAACAGAGGTTACAAGCAAAAGGGAAGACTTATATTTAGAGCTGCATCCGAGGAGCAAGGCAAGGCCATGGCTCACATATTAAAAGCATTAGATGACACTGCCGCAAAGTTTGTAAAGCGCACCGAAATTAGGAAGGCAGTAAATGGCTAATTTAATTTTCTCGATCCTTTCCGAATATAATGGTAAGGGTCTTGCTAAAGGTAAGAAAGATTTAACAGCCTTTGAGAAGCAAACTAAAGCACTGGGTAAAACCCTTGCTAAGACTTTAGGTGCTGCAGCCCTAATATCCTTTGGTAAAAAAGCAGTAAAAGCATTTATGGCCGATGAGGCAGCCGCTAAGTCTTTAGCTACACAGTTACAAAATATGGGCTTTGGCTTTGCCACTGTTGAGGTAGAACGTTACATAGCCAGTTTAGAAAAGAGCACTGGTGTATTAGATGATTATTTACGTCCGGCTTTACAAAGTTTAATTACAGCTAGTGGATCATTAACACAAAGTCAAAGAGGCTTAGCAATAGCATTAGATGTAAGTGCCGCTACTGGTAAATCGGTGCAAGAAGTAAGCATGGCACTTGCTAAAGGATTCTCAGGCCAGACTACAGCGATCTCTAGATTAGGTGCTGGTATTGATGCGGCCACCTTGAAAACTGGCGACATGAATAAGATCATGGCTTTGTTAGAAAATAGATTTAGAGGCCAAGCTTTAGCTCGATTAAATACTTATGCTGGAAAGATGGATTTATTACAGGGTGCGGCAGCTAGAGCATCAGAGACTATTGGCGAAGATCTAATAAATTCTATAGCGTTACTTTCTGGAGCAGACGGAGTACAAGGCGCTGCTGATTCTATGGAAAATTTCGCAACTAACATAGGTAATGCTGTTTACGGCTTATCAATTTTAATTGCTCAAACTAAAGAATTTGTTGGACTTAATAAAAATCAAGATAGTTTTGCAAATAAGTTTTTACAGTTCCAACTTACTGGTGGAGTTCTTGGCCTAGGATTTCAAGCACTAGCTAATAAAGGTGCATCGGCTAAAGCGGCTCAAACTCAAACTAACGTAGGTGGTTATGGTGGTATTCCCACGGCTATGGAAGCAGTGCGACTTAAAGAATATTATGCAATTAAAAATGCTATTGCTTTGCGTAAGCAGGAAAATGCCGCATTAAAGGCTAAGACTGCCGTAGATCAATTACGAGACAAGTTTGACCTAGAGCGCATCGGACTTACAGCTGCATTAAACGCTGCTACAGATGAAGAGACTAAACTACGTTTGAAAGCACAGTTAGCCATATTAGATAATAACGAGGCTTTGGCTAAGAAGTTACTAGCAGAGATGGAAGCGGCAGAGGCTGCTAAAAAATTGGCAACTGCTTTAGGTACAATCGGTGATGCAACTATTGAATATTTTAAAAAACTATCAGAATCATTAGTAGGCACTATGGCTTACTTTAATATGAGCATGCAACAAATATTGGCTGAAAGACTTAAAGAATCTGGTAAAACTTCTTTAGGTGGTGGCATGACTGGTGGCGGATTTACACCATTGACAGCTGGTTACTTCCAAAATCTAGGTACTCAATTACAAGGATCATCCGCTTATGCTGGCATGAGTGCTGCCGAAATATCATTAGAAAGAGCTAGAGAGTCTGGTAATAGATCTTTAGATGTGTCCTTAACAGTAAACACGGCACAGACAGGTGATAGATTTGCACAGTTAATTGCCGAAAGTATTCAGGTTGCTGGGCGTAGTGGATATAGCACCACTGGCGCAGGACAATTACCGTAATGGCTGTACCAGTAATAAATGCAATAATTAACTTTAGCACTGGGCCTAGTTTTGCAGAAGCTTTCATAATTGGATCTGGAATATTTGGTACAAACGTATTAGCAGATTCAACAGCTGTAATTGTAGATGTGTCTAACCAGGTAAATCGTATTGAAACTAACCGAGGCCGTACAGCACTATCAGATCAATTCCAGACAGGCGCACTTACTTTACGCCTTACCGATCAGTCGGGTGATTTCAATCCCCAGAACCCATCGTCGCCGTATTTTCTTCTTTTAACACCTATGAAGAAGGTGCAGATTACTGCAACATTTAATGGTGTCACTTATCCCATCTTTTCGGGATTTATTACGTCTTATGTAACTACGTACCCAAGTGAATCGGATGACACTGTAGCCATTACCACAATACAAGCTGTAGATGCATTTAGATTAGCCCAGATAGCACAGATCAGCACAGTTGCAGATTCTGCTGCTGGACAATTATCTGGCACACGTGTAAATAAATTATTGGATTGCATATCATGGCCACAGTCAATGCGTGATATAGACGCAGGTCTTACTACTATGCAGGCAGACCCAGGCACTAACCGCACAGCCTTGTCAGCTCTGACCACAGTATCTAATTCTGAATATGGCGCACTATATGTAGATGGTTATGGCTCATTTGTATTCCAAGATAGAGCAGTAACAGTTGGATCTATTGGCGCAACACCGACAATTTTTGCGGACAACGGCACAGGCATAGTTTATTTTGATGCAAGTTGGACACTAAATGATGTGCTTATATTCAACAAAGCCACTATTACTAGGACTGGCGGCACTGCACAGGTAGCATCTAATCAAGCATCTATAGATAAATACTTTTTACACAGTTATTATTTAGACAGTTTACTTATGCAGACCGATGCTGTAGCCCTAGATTATGCCCAGGCTTATGTCGCCAGTAGAGCTGAGACCACGATCAGATGTGATGCCATAGTCCTAGACCTATACACGCCTAACTATGACACAGGGGTAGTCGCAGCCCTAGACCTAGATTTTTTTGACCCTATAACGATTATTACTACTCAGCCAGGTGGATCTTTGCTCCAGAAGACCCTACAGATTTTTGGTGTACGCATGAACATAACACCAAATAGTTGGAAAACAACCTTTACAACACTAGAACCTGTCATAGATGGGTTTATAATAGGCAACGTAGATTACGGTGTCTTAGGGCAAAACGTACTTTCTTATTAAGGAGATATAATGGCAACAGGATTTCCAGCAGCAACAGGTGATGTACTTACCTCTGGCATGTTTAATGGCTTAACTTCATTCACAGTAGGCACTGCTAACACAGTAGATTACACAGCTGTACTTAACGATCAATACCAGGTATTAGAGATAATGAATAAAGCCACTGCTATTGCATTCAAGATTCCTACCGATGCATCTGTTGCATTTCCAGTTGGCACAGCAATTACTGTATTAAATATTGGTGCTGGTGCTTGTACAATTAGTGCAGTAACACCAGGCACTACCACGATATTAAGCAGTGGTGCAACTGCAGCATCACCAACATTAGGACAATATAAATCTGCAGTATGTATC